AGTGTAAACATTAAGCGCATCATCAAAACGGGAATCGGTTGATAAAACATCGTTTAAATAGATATTTTCAAATGAACCAATCTCGCCCTCAGAAATAGCGAGAACCATGTGTAGAAATTCGTTATTAGCGCCGGTGATCTCCATTAAAACACGCGTACCACCAACTTTGCGTTGACCATATACCACGGAGATTGGCGCATCATTGGCTGACTTGTTTATTAAAATACCAGAAGCTGTATCTGCAAACTGCTGCGCGTCGGCTTTATCAAGTCCAAAAGCTGATCCAGCAACAGCCGATACACCGTAAGCAACCACCGCCGAGGTGGCGATATAAGCAAATGTTCCTACTGCTGCTGCACCATATAATGCCGTTGCCGCTGCCGCTCCGGCATAAGATGAACCAATGGCAATTACTGTCACTGCCATCGCATAACCTCCGTCATATTTGGAATGTTGTTAATGGTGACTAACTCGACGCCGTTTTCTTCGGTAACAACGGCCACTTTAGAGCCAATACAAATCGCTACTGATCGCCATTTTTTCTCGTGTGCAAGTCGCTGCTCCATGACAATAATGTCACCGGTTTGCATGTATTGATAATCCACACTTTTAAAACTGTACTTTTTCAAATGATCGCAAATATCGCCGTGTTTTCTTGCGTACTTCCAGGCAGATTTTTGATCGTGCCATAAGCCGGTCATCTCCTCTCGGCGATTATCACCGGTCATGATATCCATCGCTCCAAGTACAAATAGTGGACAGTCGTGCTTACCAAATTCAAACGGCTTACCAATCTCGCTTTGTACATAATCGTGCAGTTTGATTTCAATCTCTGGGATCATGACGGCTTACCCCAAATAACGTCTTTTACAATTTCTGAGGCAAACTCAAAACCTTTGTCACCAGGAAAATGCACCTGAGTTTCCTCATGATTGGTATGCCTGCCGGTTTTACGGCTAAAATCCACCCAAGCATTGGTGGCCGAGATTGATACTGTTGATTGCCCACTGTCCGGATCTTCATTAATCGTTGGTGAGTCCATACGACCCTCAAAAATTAATATTGGATCTACTATTAATGTTTGAGCATCGTTTAAAAAAGCGGTATAAATTTTTACCGTGCGGTCAATATAGGCTTGATTTAAAACGCGCGACACCCATACTTGATCCACGCCGCCGAGTGATAATGTCACACTTGACACCATCACCTCGGCAGCTTCTTCAATATCTGAAAACCCCATTAAATGACCAACGGCGATATAAGTGTTTGAGTTGTAAACAATATCTTTATAGGCATCTGTCATATAAAGGATTTCATCGTCAAAATGCACCGATACAAAATGCACCGGGTGATTTTGAAGTTTTGCAACCTCGGTTTGAAAAGCTACCGTTGAAGATCTATCCACTAAACCGCCTCAACTAATGATATTTGATAAGACACAAAGCCGGCTGTTGATACGCCCATCTCTTGTATGTCTGCATCAAACGCCATAGTGAATGGCACATTATTATAAGTGATTGCCTCATTATCGGCCACCGCACTCATTAATGGAGGCTCAATTGCCAGTGTTGTTGTGGCATCTGATGTTAGCGTGTAGACTTTATCGTGACTGGCAAATTTAATAAAATCACCAGCTTTTAATGTACCCGTTAAACCATCACAAGCAATAGATGAATCGCCAGCACTATCGCCACCATTTACAAGTAATGTGCCGGTAGCGGTGCCGGATGTGTCTTTATAAATAGGCGGTTGGTAGGTAAATATGCCATATTGACCTCGTTGTTGCTGAGCAAACGCCCAGATCGGTGCAAATTCTGCACGCGATAATGGCGCATAAGTGGCTGAAATAGTCCACCTTTGGCCGCCGCGCGATCGTGCCTGGCGTTTAAGACTATGCGTTAAACTTACCAATGTTGGTGTAATACTGGTGATCTTTATACTATCTGCCACTGGTGTTGTTGGAAACGATCCACTCATATTGCCACCGCCTTACCATTACGATTAAACGCTTGTCTAATCACACCCACAATCGTTGGTGCATTCTCAGCGATCACGGTTGCTGCTGTTCTCGGATCAAGCGCATTGATCTGTGGTGCGTAAGTCACATTAATAGTTTGACCGCCGCCCAATTGATTGTTTGGTACGATCGTGCCTGCTGTATCTGGCACAAATAACTCTGCACCACGTTCACCCACTAATGATGGCCTGCCTTTTGGCGGTCTGCCGCCTTTGGCAAAACTTCCGCCTGCAAAACTTGCTGTTGGAGATACGTTCATGCCTGCGGCTTGTAGTGCAGAAGTGCTAACACCACCACCAAACAAACCACCAAGTCCTCCAAAAATAGAATTAAGTATCGGCTTGATAACTTGCGCCCTTAAAGCATCATCAATCATTGAATTTAAAGTGGATTTAAATACATTTTTCATAGATTGGGTTCCACGAATAACACCCACCATGCCGCCCTCAATCCCTTTGCCTAGTTTATCGAATGTATCTAGTGTTGCATCTGCTGCCGCTTTGGCAGGATCTGCCATTAGTGATGGCAAACGATTCATGTGGTCACCAATTGCATCCACCATATCGGGGATGATTGAATGCCCTACCGCTTCATCTTCACCTTTTTTAAATGCGGTTAGCATGCGATCAATGGCTTTTTCTGCCGGATCACCGATAAAATCGGGCAATTTTTCAGCGACTTTTTTAATACCTTTCATAAGTTGGATGATTGGCTTCATTAATGCATCTTTAACGCCCGTCATCACTCGATTAGCAAGTTCACTCAAACCATTCCAAATGGCTTTCACGCCCTCAATCGCCACACCCAATCCTTTAAATGCTAATGTAACAGCGGTGACCGCTAATTTGATTGTCACCCCTAATAATTGACCAATAGCAGTCCAAAACGCTTTCATGCTTTCCGCTTGTCCGGCACTCTCAGCGCCAAAAATCGATGCCATTAAATCATCCCAAGCTGTACCCAACTCACCCCACGCTTGTTTGATCGGCTCTAAATATTGCGAAAAACCACCAAAAATATCGGTAATAATTTTCCATGCGACTGCGAGTTTTTCTTGGATCACTGCTGCAAATGCAGCAATGTCTGATCCGAGTCCACTCATTGCACCACCCGTGCCACTGATCTTTGCCATAAAGGCGGTGAGTTTATCGGTCATCTTGGTTGCCCACTCAAGCAGGCCACTATTAGCCACTGCGAGTTGCAAACCCTCAAAGGCTGATTTGAGTTTCTTGATCGAGCCATTCAAACCTTTCATTTGAGTATCGGCCATGGTTTTAGCTGTACCGCCGGCATCTTGCAGTTTGGCTTTCAACTCTTTAATTGCACCCACACCTTGTTTGGTAGATGCTAATAATGCCGGGCCGGCTCGTTCACCAAATATCTTAGTAAATTCTGCTGCACCTGCACCGGCTTTTTCAAGATCAGTAAGGATGTCAATAAAATTACGCATTGACCCGTCTGAATTACTAACACTCACACCCATGCCATCGAGTGCGGCGCTCACTTGTTTGGTTGGGTTTAATAGCTTGGTAATTCCGGCCTTGACCGCTGTGCCGGCCATCGTTCCCTTGATACCGGCATCCGCCATCTTACCCATGATTGCAGTCATTCCCTCAAGTGAGAGATTGGCCGCATCGGCCATTGGTGCTGCCATCTTCATCGCCTCACCAAGTTCCAACACATTAAGGTTGGCACTGGCGGTGGCTTTCGCCATTACATCGGCAAGTTGCCCGGTTTTGCTTGCCTCCATACCCAAACCGGATAAGATATTGGATGCAATATCTGCCGTGGTCGCAAGATCAGTTGAAGATGCTGCTGCCAAATCCAAAATGCCAGGCATGGCCGCCATGGTTTTTTGCGCATCAAAACCTGCCATCGATAAGAAACCCATCGCATCGGCTGCCTCAGATGCACTAAACTGTGTAGTGCGGCCGAGTTCTTTGGCTTGGTTTTCTAACGCTTTTAAGGTTTCACCGGTTGATCCACTGATCGCCGACACTTTATTCATTGCCGACTCAAAATCACCGGCAGTCTTTAAAGAGAAGCCCGCAAACGCACCCATCGGCGCAAGCATCTTGGTTGAGATGTTTTTACCGAGTGCGGCCGCTGATCCACCCACCGATTTAAGTGATTTTTTAATCGACTTAAACGCTTTCTGTGTTTTGTTCTCAGCGGTGATTACATATCTTGCGCTTGCATTTGCTGCCATTATTTCCTTTCCTGCTTCAGTCTAAAATAAGCCGACCACATTACAATTTCATCCACCGTCAAATCCATAATTTCATCCACCGTTTTGTGTAGATGTTCTGCTAATTCATACAAAAAAAGCAAATCACGATCTGACTTTAACTCTTTAGTGCCTCGCCCTCATCCGGCTCAATCTCATTCATTGCATTAACAACGCGCGACACAATATCCGGGTCAAACTCATTCATGATTTCAGTCATGTGGATTTTGCGCCAGATTTGTTTGCCGTCTTGATCAAGTGATCGCAAGATAAAAGTCATAATAATGGCTTCATCTGGCTTACCCTCGTTTACCAATCTTAAAATCTGTCCTTGGATCTTGAAATTAGTGGCCGCTTTAAAATAGATTTTGGCAGTTTCGCCATTATCGTCTTTCCATTCCGGCACATCAATTGACAACAAATCACCGCTGATGCGATCCTTAAATTGGCTTTTGGCGATGTTAGTGTAATTCATCGATTATGCTGTTGTATCGCTTAATGCACCAGATCCAGTAAATGAGAATGACGTTGCCACCATGTCATCTTGCGATCCCTCAATTGAAATTGAATCAATAATCGCTGTGCCGGTTTTATATTTAGCACCGGTTGCAGTTCCCTCTGGATAAATACTGATCGTTATTTCTGCACCCGCTGTCATGGCCAATTGTGCGGTATCGGTTTCATCCCAATTTGCATCCATTGATCCACTAAATGATGTTGTGCCGGCGGTAAATGTTTTCGCCGCATCGCCCAATGTTGTTGTTTCAATTGTTTCAGCACTTTCTTCAATGCTATAACTTTTAATTTCGGCGACTGTATCAGATCCAACTTTTACAACGCCCTCACTACCTTTATGAATTCCCATTTGCCTTTACTCCTTTAGATTTAATTTTTTTTTCCTTAGTCGTTTTTTCGATCGACCAACCTCGTGCTTGCGCATTATGAATTTGTGACTCGTGTACCACGATTGCCTCAGATCCATCTTTATACATTTTTGGCATATTGCCTCCTTTAACTAATTAAAGTTGTTACATCTGATTTATCCACTCGATACAAGCAAACAAATCGCATATTCATTAATCCCACCGGTTGATCAGAATCGCCGGATAGTTCAATGTCTATCCCATCAAAATCAATGTCTTTGCATTTGCCACTTAACGTGGTGTCACCACTGGCAAAAATGGCCGCTTCTACCTCAGCACCGATGGTGTCTAAAGTATTGTCTAAATTAGTGCCGGCTTTGGCTCGCGCCTCAACCACAATATTTAACAACCTAAGTTGTTTGTTGGAGGATTCCTCACCCACTTCCTCGCTTAACGTGTAAATGCTGAGCGATGGCACAACATCATGATCATAAACACGAGAGGCAAATACATTTGCACCCGTTGTTGCCAAACCGGTTAAAGTGGTTTTAAGCTGATCGCGAATTTGCTGTCTTACATGGCTCATTGTTTCTCCAGAATAAGTGAGGTCAAACCCGTGCCATCCGGCTGAATGCCTGCCACCTTGTATGAAGTGGCATTAATCGTAAGTGCATCGCCATGTGCAATGCTTGCAACATTAGCCTCAGCGCAAACAAATACCGGGCGCACACCCTCAATGCCATGTACCTCAACAAATTGGTTGTCGAAAATTCCGGCGATAGTAGATGCGCCGATGGTGGCATTGTCTGCCATCTCAGTGCTATCCAAAAATTCGCTTAAATCTTCTGCAAACATTTTTTATTTTTTCGCCTTTTTTTTAGCCTTTGTTTCGATGGCTTTATTCATGCCGATTAATTTAGCGGCTAATGTTTTATCAGCTTCAATCACATCACCTTTTGCAAATGATGCGCCATCAATACCGACTGCTGTTAATAATTGTAATTTCATAATTTATTCCCTTTTTATAAAGAATCACACTCAGATGAATGCAATTTTTTATAAAGAGAGCCGGATCACCGACTCTCAATAATCAAAACTTAAATTAAGTGATGATGTCTGTCATTGCTGCGAACGACTCAGCGTGACGTACTGCGATATCAACATCTTGCAACGCAACAACACGAACCGTGCCAGAAGCAGAGCCAGTTGATGTGTCAACATTGATGTCAATGCCGCCCCACGTACCGATGATTAGATCGTTCCAGTTACCAAATAACATTGAAGAAAGGTTTGTACCCGTTCCTTTAGTGCCGTTTGATGGTACCTGGTTTGATACTGCCGCGCCGTAGCCACGAAGCGTGTTGCTATCTGACCAAACATACTGCGCTGTGCCAGTTGCTTTTTCAGTTTGCAATAATTTACCGCGTGTTGCTGCGTTAGTTAAGAAACCTAATGCGCCCATATCTGCATTGTCAACTGATACTGCTGATTCAAGATCAACAATGTCTGCCCAATCTGGAGCCGCGCCGTTTGTACCACCAACAACCGAACCAATGCCAGACGTGTTTAAAACGCCCGTTGGTTGGTTAGATGATCCAGAACCGTTGATTGCTGCTGAATCGATAGCTAATGCCAAAGACGTTGCAAGATCGTTTCTAACGAATGATTCAACATCCATAGAAGATTGCAATAACATTTTGCGTGAGATGTCTGACATTGAACCAACTGTCTTTGGTGACATTGATACTTGATCAAACGCTGCTTGTGACTCTGTGATCGCGCCGCTTTCTGCTACCCAGTAAGACGTTGCGCCGCCAGTTTGACGTGGGATTGCAATGTTACCAACCAAGTCGTTCATCATAGTAGCACCTAAGCCAACTGTTGCCATCTTGTTTCTAAGCATGTCGATGAATGAGCCAGATAATAAATCTGTTGCTACTGTATGACCACCGGCCGTTGTAGTTGTAACATTCAAATCACGCATTAAAACGTCTGTTGGGATGTAGAAGCCTTGAGCGCGTTTGCCCAATTTGC